ATGAAGAAAAAATTATCGATAGTTTTATTATCTTTAGCTATGGCGTTTAATACTTGCTCTTTGGTCGGATATGCTGATGGCGTTAGTGTGGATTCTATAGGAAATCAACATATTCTGAAGCAAGGCTCGGGCAAAGGTTCCGAATTATTAGAAGCACAGTCTATAGCTGATTATACAAATACTTTTTCTGAGTCATCAAATAAAAACATAAGCGTGACTTTAAATGGTGAGACTTTAACATTCGATGTTCAGCCTCAGTTGATAGACAATCGTACAATGGTTCCGCTTAGAAAGATATTCGAAGCTATGGGTGCAGTTGTTGACTGGAATAACGACACTCAAACGGTTACTGCTACTAAAGGTAACGAAAGAGTCATCGCAACTATCAACAGTAAGAATGTTTATATCAACGGCGAAACTAAAACTCTTGATGTTCCGCCTATGGTAATTGACGATAGAACATTAGTTCCTGTTAGGTTCGTTGCTGAAGCTTTTGGAGCTAATGTCGATTGGGATGAAGCTACGCGAACGGTTATTATTGGAACCAAGTGGAATGGTGTTGGTGAAGTACCTTGTTATAGCAAATATCCTACTATCCCTGATTTAGGAGCAATTCTTGGAATTACTGGGTATGAATACAATTCCGATTCTTCTGGTGCTGTATATAGGTATAATCTTAAAGACGTATCAAGCTTGATGCCATATGTATCAGCTATGGAGAAATTAGGTTTTAATGTTGAATCGGGTATAATAGATTCCATCATGTACACTGGCACTAAAAACGAAATCATAATAGATGTTGTTCTTTGGGATAACAATATTGATATAACAATAACGTTACCGGAAAACGAATCTGCAATTGAAACACAAGACTTTACAAAAGGATACGAATTAGCTGAGTTTTCGAAATTTAATTCACCTGCGTCAGAAAACGGCTTAGGTGATACACCAATTTATATAAATTGTGTCATCAATAGCACAGAAGTCATGACAGTTGGCGAACAACAAATGATATTGGGCTATTTGACCGATTCTTCCGGGCATAAATGGATGTGTATGTTGAACACGACAGTGTTTGATAGCGAAAACAACTTCAAAAACATTGTTGGTAAGGATGTAGTATTATGTGGAATATATAGCGGATACTCTTCAGTAAAACAAATGCCGGTTATAGAATTGAATAAATTATACGTTAAAAATACCGGTGAAATTAAGACCGGAATTGATGCTATAATTAACTAAAGATATGTGTTATAAAAGGAGGTTTCTATCATGATCAGAAAAAATGATGAATATGATAAAATATATTTACTGGATGGTGATTTTGGCTTTGCATATACATATAAAAATCATTATCTCGGAAACGAGAAAATAGTACATCCAGACGATATTATAAAAATAGGAGCTTCCAAATGTAACGGCGATAAAATATTTATAGAATGCGGTAAATGTCACACGTATATGAATTATATCCATAGTCTTAATAATTCGTTTTCGGGAAAATGGATGTGTCCCGAATGCGGCACCTATGTTCGAGAAACGACCGTGAATCGCTATGTAAGTGAATTACCGGACATTATGGACACTGACTACGATGATATTTATTAATATTGTAAACTAAATAGCTATGAAAGCCTGTACCTTAATTGGTATGGGCTTTTCTTTTTGTACGCGAAAAAAACATGCCCTTTTATGAAGAGAGAGAATAAAAAAGCCATTTTTATAGCTTACATTCTCTTTTGCGTTTTGTTGAAAACTGAAAGGAGGCTAACTATTTTGTTAGAGAACAATTTTCAAGCGAAACTTATAAAAGAATTAAAGGCGATGTTTCCGGGATGTATCGTTATGAAAAACGACCCGGATTATATTCAAGGTATTCCGGATTTGATTATTTTATATAAAGATCGATGGGCTACCTTAGAATGTAAAAAGAATTTGCGTGCAAAAAAACGACCCAATCAGGAATACTATGTTGGACAGATGAATAAAATGTCATTTTCACGTTTTATCTGTCCCGAAAACAAGGAGGACGTATTAAATGAACTTCAACAATCATTTAAATCTTGAAGGGCAACACGCTTTTCTTGGTGCGAGCAAATACCACTGGATAAATTATAGCGAGGATAAAGTGGTAGAATCGTATAATAAATTCCTCGCCACCTTAAAAGGAACCACTCTTCATGAATTTGCAGCACAATGTATAAAGCTTGGTCAGAAGCTACCTAAATCAAAGAAAACATTAAATAATTATGTTAATGATGCAATCGGATATAAAATGATACCGGAACAGGTATTGTATTATTCCGAAAACTGTTTTGGAACAGCTGATGCTATATGTTTCAGAAATCGTTTGCTTAGAATTCATGATTTAAAAACGGGAATCATTCCCGCACATATGGAGCAGCTTGAAATATATGCTGCTCTTTTTTGTTTGGAATACAAATTTAAACCGTCTGACATAGATATCGAATTGCGTATCTATCAACACGATGAGGTTTTATGCCACAATCCAAGTGTCGAAGAGATAGTTCCGATTATGGATAAAATTATAACTTTTGATAAGGCAATAAACAAAGTAAAAGAAAGAGAGGCTTAAAAACATGAATGATGTTACGGAAAGTGTATTAATTCATTATGGTATGCCTCGACGTTCGGGGCGGTATCCATGGGGATCCGGTGATAACCCATATCAACATAGCGGCGATTTTCTTAGTAGGATAGCCGAATTAAAATCCCAAGGATTAAGCGAAACAGAAATTGCGAAGTCCTTGAATTTAAGTTCTACCGAATATAGAGCGTATAAGGCAATTGCTAAAAATGAACGCCGTGCTTTGGATGTTGCCACAGCAAAAGGACTTAGAGAAAAAGGTTACAGTTTAAATGAAATAGCCGAGAAGATGGGTTACACGAACGACTCTTCTGTCCGCTCACTCTTGAACGAGGGTTCCGAAGCAAGAATGAATCAAGCTCAAAAAACAGCAGAATTTCTAAAGAAGCAAATTGATGAAAAAGGCATGATTGATGTCGGAGTTGGGGTTGAAAGAGAACTCGGCATATCTAAAGAAAAACTAAACCAAGCGTTGGTTATTCTTGAAGCTGAGGGTTATCCCGTATATGGCGGTGGTGTTCCGCAGGTAACCAATCCCGGCAAACAGACAAACATTAAAGTTATTTGTCCCCCGGGAACCGAGCATAAAGATATCTATGATTATGAAAATATTCATTCGGTTACGGATTACATCTCTCATGACGGCGGTGAAACTTACGACCCCAAATGGGTGTATCCTAAAAGCATGGACTCTAATCGTCTTCAAATTCGTTATGCTGAGGAAGGCGGAATCGACAAAGATGGTGTTGTTGAGATTCGTCGCGGTGTTGATGATCTTTCTTTGGGAACCTCACATTACGCTCAAGTCAGAATACTTGTTGACGGTACTCATTACATAAAAGGAATGGCTGTTTATTCCGATGATCTACCCAAAGGCGTCGACGTATTATTCAATACTAATAAAAAGAAAGGCACACCTATGAAAGATGTCTTAAAAAAGATTAAAGATGATCCTGAAAATCCTTTTGGTTCTTTAATCAAAGAAGGTATTGTTGACCCCGACAAAGGCGATGGTCAAAAAGGTGGGCAAAGCTACTATTACGATAAGAACGGTAAGAAACAGTTATCGTTGATTAATAAGCGAGCTGAAGAGGGTGACTGGGGTGAATGGGCAGATAAACTTCCGTCTCAATTTTTATCAAAACAAAATTTATCGCTTGTAAAGAAACAGTTAGGGCTGGCTGCGTCTGATAAAGTTTTAGAGTTTGATGAAATTTGTTCGCTTACCAACCCTACTGTAAAGAAAGCTCTACTTAAATCTTTTGCGGATGATTGCGATTCAGCAGCGGTTCATTTACAGGCAGCAGCTCTTCCACGTCAAAAGTATCAGGTCATATTACCCATAACTTCTATGAAAGATACAGAAGTATATGCTCCGAATTATAAGAATGGCGAAACAGTTGCTCTTATAAGATACCCACATGGCGGAACTTTTGAGATTCCGATACTCACCGTAAATAATAAACAACCGGAAGCAAGAAAGGTTCTTGGAACAACTCCCAAAGATGCTGTCGGTATTAACAGTAAGGTTGCGGAAAGACTTTCGGGAGCTGATTTTGATGGCGACACTGTTATGATTATTCCTTGTAACTCGAAAGGCAGTAAGATAAAGATTACATCAACTCCTCCCCTTAAAGGGCTTGAGGGATTCGACCCTAAGGCTGAATATCCTGAGAAAAAAGGTATGAAATATATGAAGAATACTCAAACAGAAATGGGTAAAATTTCAAACCTTATAACCGATATGACTTTGAAAGGGGCATCTCAGGATGAATTAGCAAGAGCGGTTCGTCATAGTATGGTTGTCATTGATGCCGAAAAACATAAGTTGGATTATAAGCAGAGTGAATCCGACAATGGCATAGCATCGTTAAAAAAGAAATACCAAGGTAGGGTTGATGAGGATGGTAGATACCACGAGGGCGCATCGACATTAATATCTCGTTCAAAATCTGAAGTCTCAGTCATTAAAAGGCAGGGCAGTCCCATTATCGATCCCGAAACAGGTAAGCAGTCGTGGAAAACTGTGGATGACCCCGTATATGTGGATAAAAAGACCGGTAAAACCAAAACGCGTACCCAACCGAGTACGGCTATGGCTGAGACCGATGATGCCCGTAAACTTTCTTCGGGGCACCCCATTGAAGAAGCATATGCGGATTATGCGAACCAACTTAAGGGACTGGCTAATAAGGCGAGAAAAGAAATGGTATCCTCAGGTAAAATCGCATACTCCGCCTCTGCTAAAAAAACATACCAGCGGGAGGTAGACTCGCTCAATGCTAAGTTGAATTTAGCAAATTCTAATGCTCCCAAAGAGCGTAGGGCTCAGGTTATGGCTAACGCCAAGATAGCGTCAATGAGGCAGGAGTACCCTGATATGACTAAGGCTGAAATAAAGAAAGCAAGTCAAAGAGCATTGACACAAGCCCGTACTTCTGTAGGAGCTCACAGAGAACCCATTAAATTTACAGACCGAGAATGGGAAGCCATTCAAGCCGGTGCTATAAGCCCGAGCAAACTGGAACAGATGATTCCTAAAGTTGATTCGGACAACCTGAAACAGTATGCTACACCGCGTGCTACAACTCAATTAAGCAACGCTAAGATTAGCAAGATTAATGCTATGAAGAATTCAGGTTACAGCACATCTGAAATAGCTGAAGCTCTTGGCGTTTCTTCATCAACTGTATCAAAATATTTGAAATGAAAGGAGTGAACTGAATGAAAAAATCTTGTATGTTAACAACATTTGACAATCCTTTTGATCCTTTCGAACAGTTTACTTCTTGGTTTCTGTTCGATACAGAAAAAGGTTACAATTCTTGTTCGTATTTAGCAAGAATAGCTCGTACTTCAGACCAATTTACCGAAGAAGAGAATGATAAAGAGGTTGAAAGAGCAATTGATGAAATAATTAAATATGATTTCAGAAATATTTATAAAAAAGTCACTAAAAAAGAAAAAACAGCTTAGTCTGAACTGTTATGTGACTCATTTAATAATTCAATGGCAACCTAAAATAAACTCGTAACATTTCATAAACATTCAACAAAAACATTTACAAACTTTTAAGGCATTTAAAAAGGCTTATAAAGGCTAATCCTAAAGCTGCTCAAGGCGAACCTCCTTTCATATTTCTTTTCTCCTTTCGGTGAATGATAAACGGATAGGTCTTTGTAAGTCTTTTTAAATGCCTTATTGTTTATTTAATGCAAACATTGAATGTTTTTTTAGATTGTTTGAGCATTTTGGTTGTTGTTTTTGTTTCTGTTCTGCCGGACTTTGGTCTGTCAGAGTGGAAAAGGTATAGGGGGGTGTCGTAAAAATTGCACCCCCTCCCTCATCGCGACGGTCTTCAAAAATTCTCCGGGGGATATTTTTGGAAAAAGTCTTTTAATTTTACCTTGATAAAAGTTACTGAAAAGTATATACAAACCCTATTGATATTTACCGTTTCGCGATTGAAAGCTCATCATAACAATCGGAAAGGAGATAACAAGTATGGCTAAAGGTAAAGCCGTAAAACGCTCTGGTGAACAACAGATGATGCGACCGGCTTTGACACCCGAAGCCAGAGAAAATCAGTTGATATCCTTGGCGTCCGATTTGGCAGAGAAGCAGTTGCGAGAAGGTACAGCCTCATCGCAAGTTATAACACATTATCTAAAACTCGGTTCAACAAAAGAAAGAATTGAAAAAGAGATTTTGGAAAAGCAGAAAGAACTGATAGAGGCTAAAACCCAGAATTTACAATCAGCTAAGCGTATTGAAGAATTGTATAGCAATGCTTTGAATGCAATGAGAAATTATAGCGGACACGGAAGCGGTGATGACGATGAAGAAGATTATTAGGTCGTACGAAGAACTAATAACCATATCATCATTTGAAGACCGATTCGAATATCTCAAACTAAACGGAACGGTTGGTAAAGAAACATTTGGATTTACACGATATATAAATCAGAAATTTTATCATTCATCCGAATGGCTTAGTTTTAGAGATAAAGTTATTATTAGAGATAACGGTTGTGACTTGGGTGTTCTCGGATATGAAATAATCGGCTCAATAATAATACACCACATAAATCCTATCACTTATGACGATATAGTTAACATGAATGATTGTGTGTTTGATATGAATAATGTCATATCGACAAAATTGTCAACGCATAATGCTATACATTACGGTGATAGTAATTTATTAATTAAACCGCTTGTGGAAAGAAAGAAAAACGATACTTGCCCGTGGAGGCAAAGCTAATTCAAAAGGAGGAATTTCAAAATGGCAAAAAACAAAATCATAGACAATCCAGTTGAGGCTGTTGACGAAGTAATTAAGGAAGATGTTTTATTAACAGGTGTGGTAACCGATTGTTTTAGACTTAACATTAGAAAAGAACCCGATAAAGCTGCCGACATAGTGACGGTTGTAGATATTTTAACTCAGCTTAAAATCAATGAGAAACAATCTACAGATAACTGGTACTATGTTATTGATGGTAATGGAAATTCGGGGTATTGTATGAAGCAATATGTATCAATTAAATGCTAAGGGGTGAATTCTATGGACAGCATACTTACGTCAATCAAAAAATTGTTGGGTATAGCTGAAGAGTATGATCACTTCGACCCCGATATTATAATGCATATTAACACGGTATTTTCGGTTCTGACTCAACTTGGGGCGGGACCGCCGAGCGGTTTTTCCATAACTGATAAAACGGCGGTATGGTCTGATTATGTAAAATCGGATTCGCGATTGGAAATGCTGAAATCGTATATGTATTTAAAAGTAAAATTATTGTTTGACCCGCCGCTTGGAACAGCGTCTATCGAAGCTATAAATCGACAGATAAACGAACTCGAATGGCGAATTAATGTGACTGTCGACCCTGATGAAAAGGAGGAAAATCAAAATGGATAATAATGAACTTATGCATCACGGTATTCTCGGAATGAAGTGGGGCGTTCGACGGTATCAAAACAAAGACGGTTCTTTAACACCTGCGGGTAAAAAAAGAGCAAAATCGGAAACGTCGCCTCACGAGGATTATACTAAAGCACACAGCAAAAAAAGTGTAAAAAATATGAGTGATGCGGAACTTCGTAACAGAGTTAATCGATATCAAATGGAACAACAATATAATAGGTTTTCTGAAAATAAAGTAACAAAAGGCAGAGAATATGTTAATAAGGCTATAAAAGCAGGTGCTACAGTGGCATCAGTAACCACAACCGCGATTACCATCTACAATAATTACAAAAAACTTAAAAACATAATCAATGGTTAGGCGGGTGATGAATTTTGGCTTTATCTAATACTGCCGTTCCAAAGTATTATGGAATGTTTAGGGATGCCGTAATCAGAGGTGAAATTCCAGTATGCAAAGAAGTGGAAATGCAAATGAACCGCATAGACGATTTAATTGCTAATCCCGGCATATACTACGATGACCAAGCTGTTGAGGGCTTTATAAATTTTTGTGAAGCAGAATTGACATTGACGGATGGCCGGGATTTAAAGTTACTGGACAGTTTTAAGTTATGGGCAGAAGACCTGTTTGGATGGTGGTATTTTGTAGATAAAAGTGTATACCAGCCAAATCCAGATGGACACGGAGGTCATTATGTAAAAAAACGCATTAAAAATAGGCTTATAAAGAAACAATATCTCATAGTCGCAAGAGGTGCAGCGAAATCTCAATACGAGTCGTATGTTCACAATTACTATTTGAATGTCGACACATCAACAACCCATCAGGTACATACCTCTCCTACTATGCGTCAGGCTGAGGAAGTGCTTGCTCCTATGCGGACTTCTATAACAAGAGCGAGAGGTCCTCTGTTTCAGTTTTTAACCGAGGGGTCGTTACAAAATACTACCGGTTCAAAAGCTAATCGTGTTAAATTAGCCGCTACTAAAAAGGGCGTTGAAAATTTTTTGACGGGTTCACTTTGCGAAATTCGTCCAATGTCAATAGATAAGCTTCAGGGATTAAACAGTAAAATTAATACTGTTGATGAATGGTTATCAGGTGATGTTAGAGAAGACGTTATAGGCGCTCTTGAACAAGGTGCGTCAAAAAATGATGATTATGTGATTATTGCAGTTAGCTCCGAAGGTACTGTTAGAAACGGTCCGGGCGATACAATCAAAATGGAATTAATGGACATACTTAAAGGTGAGTATATCAATCCTCACGTGTCTATTTGGTGGTATAAACTTGATTCCGTTGATGAAGTTGGTAATCCTGAAATGTGGTTAAAAGCTAATCCTAATCTTGGAAAAACCGTTAGTTATGAAACATATCAGCTTGATGTTGAAAGAGCGGAAAAAGCTCCGGCTGCAAGGAACGATATTTTAGCCAAAAGATTTGGATTGCCGATGGAAGGTTATACATATTTCTTTACATACGAAGAAACACTTCCGCATAAAAAAAGAGAATATTGGCAGATGCCTTGTTCGTTGGGTGCAGATTTATCTCAAGGAGATGATTTCTGCGCCTTTACTTTTTTATTCCCGTTATCAAATGGTTTATTTGGAATTAAAACTCGAAATTATATTTCAAAGTTGACACTTGATAAACTTCCTCTGGCTATGCGTAATAAATATGAAGACTTTATGAATGAGGGTAGCCTTATAGTTCTTGAAGGTACGGTTCTTGATATGATGGAAGTTTATGAAGACTTGGATAATCATATAACAGAACGCGATTATGACGTCAGATGTTTTGGGTTCGACCCATATAACGCAAAAGAATTTGTTAATCGCTGGGAGAGTGAGAACGGACCGTTCGGACTCGAAACAGTCGTACAAGGGGCAAAGACAGAAACGGTTCCTCTGGGTGAATTGAAAAAGTTATCCGAGGAAGGAATGCTTTTATTCGATGAAGAGCTTATGACATTTGCTATGGGTAATTGTATTGTAATGGAAGATACAAACGGAAACAGAAAACTTTTAAAAAAACGCCGCGATGCAAAAATCGATGCTGTTGCGGCAATGATGGATGCTTATGAAGCGTATAAGAGAAATAAAGACGCATTCGAGTAAGGAGGTGAGAAACGAAAATGGAAAATTCTATTCGTTCCAGAATAAAGCATGCTTGGAATGCATTCCGCGATAATAATTCATTTAGGTATTATCAGCAAACCGGAAACGGTTCATCTTATAGACCCGACAGAGTTAGAATGACTCGAGGAAATTCGCAGTCCATTGTCACACCAATTTATAATCGTATTGCACTGGATGTATCTTCGGTGGACATTCAGCATGTTAAGTTGGATGATGATGGACGTTTTTTATCAGTAATCAACTCTCTCCTAAATAATTGCTTAACGCTCGAAGCGAATATTGACCAAACAGCAAGAGCTTTTATTCAGGATGTTGTAATGTCGATGTTCGACGAAGGAAGTGTAGCCATCGTGCCAACCGACACAGATGATAACCCCGAGTTCACAAGCTCTTATGGTATTGAAAAAATTCGAACCGGCAAAATTGTGGAATGGTATCCGCAACACGTTAGAGTTCAGGTCTATAACGAAATAGTCGGCAGAAGAACGGAAATTGTATTACCTAAAAGTATGGTTGCAATTATTGAAAATCCTTTGTATGCCGTAATAAACGAGCCTAATTCCACAATGCAGCGTTTAATTCGAAAACTTAATCTGTTAGATGTAGTTGACGAACAAAGCAGCAGCGGGAAGCTTGACCTTATTATACAGTTACCTTATGTTATAAAGACCGAAGCGAGACGCGTACAAGCGGAAAACAGGCGAAAAGATATAGAAAATCAATTATCCGGCAGTAAATACGGTATTGCATATACCGATGGTACTGAAAGAATTACGCAGTTAAATCGTTCGGTAGAAAACAATCTAATGACTCAGATTGAATATTTAACGAGAATGCTATACAGCCAGTTAGGAATCACTCAAAGTATATTAGATGGTACTGCCGATGATAAAGTAATGCTGAATTATCATAGCCGTACGATTGAGCCTATCTTGTCTGCGATAGTGGTTGAAATGAAACGCAAGTTTCTCACTAAGACTGCACGAACACAACATCAATCTATAGAGTTTTATAGAGATCCGTTTAAACTTGTTCCGGTTAACGACCTCGCCGAAATCACAGATAAATTTACTCGTAACGAAATAATGTCTTCGAATGAAGTAAGACAGAAAATCGGTATGAAACCGTCTGATGATCCGGGTGCTGATGAGTTAAGAAACAAGAATCTGAGTAAACCGAATGAAGACAATAACTCTTTAGCGGATATAGGTAATTTGGAAAAAATCAAACAACAAATAAAGGAGGAAAATCAAAATGGATCCAAAGTATGATTTCAGTGGCTGGGCCACGAGAAATGATATGCTCTGCGCTGATGGCAGAACAATCCGAAAAAATGCCTTTAAAGGCAATGATGGAACGGAAGTTCCTTTGGTATGGGACCATAATCATTCCGGCCCCGAAAATGTATTGGGACACGCCTTGCTTGAAAATCGTGATGAAGGTGTGTACGCATATTGTGTTTTTAATGATACAGAGAAAGGTAAAACGGCCAAGTCTCTTGTGCAACACGGAGATGTCAGATCGTTGTCTATATGGGCAAATGGTCTTATGGAGGTAGGCAAAGATGTTATTCATGGCTGTATCAGAGAATTAAGTCTCGTGCTTTCAGGCGCTAATCCGGGGGCATTTATCACCGAAATATTAGCTCACGGAGATGGAGAAGATCCGGGGCTCATTCTTGGGTATGATGAAAATATTATGATTTATCATTCAGCCGATACGAACAACGATACTCCGGCTCCGAAGGATGATAAAAAAGACAACGATAAGTCTAAATCCGAGGATGACGGGACCGGAGAGGAAACAGTTGAACAGATAGTTAATACAATGAATGATAAACAGCAAAAAATGCTTTATGGCTTGATTGGACAAGCGTATGAAGATGGAAAATCAGAAGGTAAAAAAGAAGCCTCTGATGATAAAACAAAAAATAATGAACCTAATAAGGAGGACAAATCAATGAAACATAATTTATTCGATAAGGATAGTCAGAAGAATGACAAGAATACTCTTAGTCACTCTGCTATTGCTGAAATTATCGGTGATGGCAAGCGTTACGGAAGTCTTAAGGAAAGTTTCCTTGCTCATGCAGCGGAATACGGTGTGGATCAGGTTGATATGCTCTTCCCTGAGTATCAGTCTGTAAATGGTGAAACGCCTCAGTTTATTAAAAGACAGCCTGATGGCTGGGTAGACACCGTTATGAATGGAGTACATCATACACCGTTCAGCCGTATCAAGATGGTCCATGCTGATTTGCGTGAAGACGAGGCAAGAGCTAAAGGTTATATGAAAGGCAAGCTTAAGAAAGAAGAAGTATTTGGACTTCTTAAGAGAACCGTTGACCCGACAACCGTTTATAAGAAACAGAAAATGGATCGTGACGACGTTATTGACATTACCGGTCTGGATGTTATTGCTTGGCTTAAGGGCGAAATGAGAATGATGCTTAATGAGGAAATTGCTCGTGCAATTCTCTTTGGGGATGGTCGTTCGACTCTTTCTGAGGATAAAATTTCCGAAACAAATATTATTCCTATCGTTGCAGATGCGGAACTTTATACTATTAAAAAGGTAGTTACTCCCGAAGCCAATGAGAAACTTGGTCACGCATTGATTACATCGGCGGTTAAAGCTCAGGATGACTATGAGGGTTCTGGCAATACAACTCTGTATGCGGCATCTTCTACCATCACCGATATGCTTCTTCTTGAAGACGCTGACGGTCATCGTATGTATAAGGATATGAATGAACTTGCACTTGCAATGAATGTAAACAGAATTATAAGAGTTCCCGCAAGTATTATTCCTACCGGTATTTACGGCGTTATTGTCGACCTTAACGATTATAATGTTGGTGCTGATAAGGGCGGTGCAGTTAATATGTTTGATGATTTTGATATCGATTACAACCAGACGAAATACCTTATCGAAACACGTTGTTCAGGTGCATTGACGAAACCCTATTCGGCAATTGTACTTAAATCTGAGTAATTAAATTAAAAGGAGGATATCTCAAATGGATAGAATTTATGACGATGCAAAAGACAAAAATGTAGCGGCAGTCATCATCTATGCTAAAGGTTCTGACGGAAAAGCATGGAAAGACGCCGATGGAACAGACCAGTTTAAAACGAGTGAACTTCAGGATGCGTTTTATAAACGTGCTTTGATTCATTACGGTACGGATACATACTATGTTCCCACCGGCTTTGCAATCGCAAGCAAGATTGGCAAAATTTCATTTGCTGTATCTACGGGCAGCGGAGATTCGGCTAAAACTGAGATTAAAACGTTAGCGGCTGTTGCTGACTAATTTCGGAGGAATTTCAAAATGGCTAAATTTTATGGGATAATCGGCTACTCTGAAACCAAGGAAATAAGTCCGGGTGTTTGGGAAGAAGACATTACGGAACGAGAGTATTATGGCGATTTGCTTAGAAATACTAATAAGTTTCAGTCTTCGGAACGATTGAATGACAACATAAATATATCAAATGAAGTCAGCATAGTAGCCGACCCATATGCCAGAGATAATTTTCATTTGATGCGATATGTGAGCTTTGGCGGTTCAGATACGAAATGGAAAGTGATATCGGTTGAAGTTCAGTACCCGAGATTAATTTTAACCGTTGGAGGTGTTTATAATGAACAAACGACTTGAACTACATGAGGTTCTTTGTGATATTTTAGGAAGCCGTAATGTTTATTATCAGCCTCCCGAAACGGTTAAGATGAAATACCCCGCAATTGTTTATTCGAGAAATAACATCGATAACAAACACGGGGACAATCTACCATATATACAAAATTACGCATATATGGTAACGCTGATTAACAAAAATCCTGATAGTGAATTTGTTGATAAACTTGCGGCGTTACCAACGTGCAGGTTTATACGAAATTATCAGGTAGACAATCTAAATCATGATGTATTTTTATTATATTTTTAAAGGAGGATATCTCAAATGAGTAAACTTGTATGGGACAAAACCGGTGAACGCCTCTATGAGACCGGTGTTGAAAAAGGCGTGTTGTATCCTTTTAAGGAGGGTGCTTATTCTGGCGGCGTTGTTTGGAACGGCTTGACATCTGTGTCTGAAAGTCCATCCGGCGGAGAGCCTACTGCTTTGTATGCAGATGATATTAAATATCTCGAACTTATGTCGACTGAGGAATTTGGTGCAACTATCGAAGCTTATATGTATCCCGATGAATTTATGCCTTGCGATGGTTCGGCGGAAATTTCTAAAGGCGTTGTAATCGGACAGCAGAAACGTTCTACATTTGGACTGTCTTATGTTACAAAGATTGGTAATGATACAGATGGTTCCGATTACGGATATAAAATTCACCTTATTTACGGTGCAAAAGCTAAGCCGTCTGAAAAAGGTTATGAAACCATTAACGATTCCCCCGATGCTATCACGCTGTCTTGGGAAATCTCAACCACCCCGGTTGAAGTTAGTGCTAAGGGATTTAAGCCTACCGCTTCGGTGACAATCGACAGCACAAAGGTTAAGGCTGATGAACTTGCTGCTCTCGAAGCAATTTTGTACGGTACGGATGCGGGACCGTCAGGAACTCCCGCCGCTACAGAGCCGAGACTTCCGCTTCCCGATGAACTGGCGACAATCTTCAAGTCGCAGGCTAATGGTTAATAATTAAATCAATGGCGAGGGTGTAGCTTAAAAGCCGCATCTTCGCCTTTTATTCTGAAAGGAGAAATTTATTATGTTAAAGAAAACAATTGAGTATAACGATTGTAACGGTGTTGAAAGAAAAGAAGACTTTTATTTTAATCTTACAGAAGCTGAACTTACCGAAATGGAGTACAGCACTACTGGCGGATTTTCCGAAATGGTTAAGAAGATTATCGCCGCACAGGATACTCCAACAATTATAAGAGTGTTCAAGGATTTGCTTTTGAAAACATACGGCGAGAAAAGCCCGGATGGAAAGAGATTTATTAAGTCTGAAGAACTCTCTACGGCTTTTTCACAGACAGAAGCATACTCAAAACTGTTTATGGAATTGGCAACCGATTCGGATAAAGCTGCCGATTTTGTTAATGGCGTTATTCCCAAAAGCGTAAGTCAGCAGAAGACTATACCTGCGGCAGCCAATAAATAAAAAATAAGAGGTGAATGAGAATGCTTCATATAACTATACCTGCTATTGAACAGTGGGATGAAATTAACGAACAATTCATAAACACAAAAGAGCAGAAACTTTCATTGGAGCATTCTCTTGTTTCACTTTCAAAATGGGAGTCGAAATGGTGTAAACCGTTCTTCTCCAAACAAGAAAAAACGCAAGAACAAATAATCGATTATGTCCGGTGTATGACCATAACGCAAAACGTCAACCCGGAAATTTATAAATATCTTTCAAGAGATAATTTAAAACAAATCAACGATTATATAGATGCTCCTATGACCGCAACATGGTTTAGTGAGGATAAAAATAAAACAGGAAATAACAAGCAGATAACCAGTGAAATTATTTATTACTGGATGATTGCCTTTAATATACCGTTCGAATGTCAAAAGTGGCATTTGAATAAATTGATGACATTAATCAGAGTGTGTGATATTAAAAACCAACCGCCTAAAAAGCGAAGTCAAAAGGAAATAATGAGTCGAAATGCGGCTCTTAATGCAGCTCGGAGAAAACGATTAAATTCGAAAGGGTGATTTTATGAGAAAAGTTAACCAGATAGCGTGTAATCGCTCAAATCGCACCGGCGAAAAAATTAAATATATAGTTATTCATGATACAGGGAATTCTTCCGCAGGTGCAAATGCTATCGCACATTTTAATTATTTTAACGGTGGCGACCGCTCATCGTCGGCAGACTTTTTTGTCGATGATACACAGGTTTTGTGCGTAAATGACTACTATAAGTTTTATACGTGGCATTGCGGCGACGGAAAAGGAAAATATGGTATATCGAACCGTAATTCCATAGGAATTGAAATTTGTATTAATTCCGACGGAAACAGAGAAAAAGCCATAGAAAACGCAATATCCATTACGAAAGAATTAATGAAAGAATTAAATATTCCCATCGAGCGTGTAGTTCGACATTATGATGCAAGTCGTAAAAATTGCCCGGCTACTATGAGTAAGAACGGGTGGGCTGAATGGTATGAATTTAAAAATAAACTGCAAGACAAGGAGGAATTAACCATGACACAATATGAGGAATTGAAAACTATGATTGGTAATCTTACCGGCGAAGTTGCCAAACTTAAAAATCCAATGATTTACAATTACATAGACAATAATATGCCTGATTGGGCTCGTCCGACGATAGACAAGCTTTATAATAAAGGCTTTTTAAAAGGCGATGAGAACGGATGCTTGAATCTTGATATAAGTATGTTGCGCATTCTTGTTATACTCGATAGAAGCGGCACATTCGATAAATAACTTATAAGGAGAAATCAAAATGATAAGTTTCAGACAAAAGGGTGACTTTTCAAAGTTGACAAGATACTTTGAACGGGTTAAAGAGGCTGTAAAACTCGGAAGTCTCGATAAATATGGTCGCGAAGGTGTAGCCGCCCTTATGTCTGCTACGCCTGTGGATTCGGGAAAAACTGCAAGTTCGTGGTATTACGAAATAGACCATTCGCGGGGTTCTGCATCCATTAATTTTTATAATTCAAATGTTAATAAAGGCGTGCTGATTGCTATAATCTTGCAGTACGGACACGGAACAAGAAACGGCGGTTGGGTTCAAGGGCGAGATTATATTAATCCTGCAATGCAGCCGCTTTTCGATAAATTTGCAGAAGATGCGTGGAGGGAGGTTACAAGTGCATGAGTAAAACAGTTGACGAAAGAGTTGTCGAAATGCGATTTGACAACAAACAGTTCGAAGCAAATGTTAAGACAAGTATGTCGACTCTTGATAAACTAAAGAGCAGTTTAAAGCTTGGCGATGCTTCCAAAGGTCTTGAAAATATTGATAAAGCATCTAAGAATATATCCTTTGATACGATTGCATCCGGCGTAGAAGCTCTCCAAAAGCGTTTTTCCACGTTTGGAATAGTTGGAATGAGAGTTATTCAAAATATAACCGACTCCATGATGGGGCTTGCGAGTAAGACGACCAGCTTTTTAACAGACGGCATCATTCAAGGCGGTAAAAATAGAGCTATGAACCTTGAAAACGCTCACTTTCAGCTTCAGGGATTGTTAAAAGACGAGGAAGCTGTCGCCGCTGTAATGAAAAATGTAAGCGATTCTGTTGACGGAACTGCATATAGTTTGGATTCAGCGGCTAAAGTTGCATCACAGCTTGCCGCATCCGGTATGCGTGCAGGAGATCAAATGTTTTCATCATTGCGTGCAGTAGCGGGCGTTGCTGCAATGACCAATAGTGAATATGATGAAATTGGCAGGATTTTTACAAAAGTAGCAGGTCAAGGTCGTTTAATGGGTGACGATTTATTATCACTTTCATCGAGAGGTATGAATGCTGCCGCTACACTCGGAACATACTTACATAAATCAGAAGCCGAAGTACGAGAAATGGTAAGCAAGGGCAAACTCGACTTTCAAACCTTTGCTGCCGCTATGGATGACGCATTCGGTGAACATGCAAAAAAAGCAAATGAAACATTTACGGGTGCATTATCAAACATTAGAGCGGCTTTAGCCAGAATTGGTGCTTTGTTTATTTCACCTTTAGTGGAACAGAACGGAGCGTTGGTGCAGCTATTCAACGCTTTGAGAGAACGAATTAATGATGTTAAAAATAGCATTGGCCCATTTGCGGATATGGTTACCAATTCTGTGGTAAAGATTGCCAATGTTTTAACGGAAAAAATACGCAACTTCGATCTCGCCGATTATACAACTTCATTTTATAATGTTGTGGAAACATTGAAAAACATATTTTCCGGAATATATAGTTATGTAAAACCGGTAGGACAAGCTTTTAAAGAAGTGTTTTTAACATTTAATTCCGACGATATAGCTAATTTTAGTGAAAAAATTAAAAACCTTACTGATAAATTTAAGTTAAGTGAAGATAAAGCAAAAAAACTAAAATCCACTTTCAAAGGACTCTTTTCTATATTGGATATAGGTGTGTCGATTATCAAAAATGTTGTTTCCGGCTTTGGGCAAATTTTAAGTAAACTTTCCGGATTGGGAAGCGGATTCTTGAATATAAGCTGTTCTTTAGGGGACTGGATTAGTAAATTAAGAGATTCAATAAAAGAAAATAATATTTTTGAAAAAGCAATTAACGGCGTTGTCAAGGTTATTACTACGGCTATCGAAAAAATAAAAGAGTTCAAACAATATCTTAGTGAGAAGTTGAATTTATTTAGCTTTGATAGTCTTACTACTGTTTTAAAAGGTATATGGAATTTGATTACCGGAATTGGTAAAGCTGTCGCTCAGCTCGCATCCACATTTGGTCATGCTTTGGGTAATGCTTTTAAAAATGGTAATATAAATTCGCTACTTGATATTTTAAACGGTGGTTTATTTACTTCTATTTTATTGGGCATTAAAAAATATATAAGTGGTATTACCGAAAAAATTGATAGTACAGCAACTTTCATCGATCGTATAAAAAAGATTCTCGGCTCTGTTGAAGATGCATTGAAAAGTTTTCAGGATAATTTAAAGGCGGGAACACTTATAAAAATAGCAACAGCTATCGGTATTCTTGCTGCATCACTTCTGGTTATATCGTCAATAGATCCGAATAGACTTACATCTTCACTGGGCGCTATTACTGTTTTATTTGGAGAATTGGTCGGCGCTATGGCACTGTTTAATAAAATAGCTTCAAAAGGTAATAGCTCTATAAAAGCTTCTGCATCAATGGTTGGAATGGCTTTTTCCGTTTTAATTCTTGCAAAAGCATTAAAACAAATAGCCGACCTTGAGTGGAGTGGAATCGCAAAGGGGCTTGTAGGCGTTTTGGGCTTGATGACCATAGTTGTTTCTGCCGCAAAAATTATGTCTACGAATACTGGAAAAATCAAAGGTGGAGCTACACAAATGGTTATAATGGCTGCCGCATTGAAAGTATTAGCTTCAGTTTGTAGAGATTTATCAACCTTGAAATGGTCAGAATTGGGTAAAGGCGTTACCGGTATTGGGGCAATACTTCTTGAATTTGCAGGATTTCAAGCTTTGATGAAAAAGATAGATCCCAAAAAAATGCTTAGTTCTGCAACATCCCTTATTTTAATTGCTTCCGCAATGGAAATATTCGCTGACGTATGTTCCAAGTTTGGACAGATGCAATGGGGTGATTTAGGAAAAGCCGGAGCCGCTATAGCTGGGATATTGGTTCTTTCAGCCGGTTTTGAGGCACTTGCCGGAAAGGGAAGCAAAATGCTTCAAAGTTCTACGGCACTTGTAGTCATAGGAGCGGCAATGGAAATATTCGCTGACGTATGTTCTAAGTTCGGGCATATGGAATGGGGACAACTCAGCAAAGCAGCCGCGGCTATTACCGGATTGTTAACTTTAGCTTCCGGGTTTATGTTACTATCCGGATTATCAAACGGAATGCTTCGCTCAGTAGTGAGTCTTACAATTATTGCTTCCGCAATGGAAATATTCGCTGACGTATGTTCCAAGTTTGGACAGATGCAATGGGAAGAACTTGGTAAAGCAGGTGTTGCTATTACCGGGATTCTTGCTTTGGTAACTGGATTCTCTTTATTGGCAGGACTTGCTGGAAGTATGTTGGCGAGTTCAGCGGCTCTACTTATCATGGCGACCGCTTTGGCTATTATAACTCCCGTGCTTACCACATTAGGCGGTATGACTTGGGAGGGAATCGCAAAGGGTCTTGTTGCTATAGCAGGTGCGTTTGTGGTTATAGGCGTTGCCGGTGCATTATTAGGGCCGCTCGTTCCTGTTATCTTAGGCCTTAGCGCAGCTATAGCGTTATTCGGAGTAGGATGTTTAGCTGTTGGAGCAGGTATTTTGGCTTTATCAGCGGCCTTTACTGCGTTAGCAACTGCGGGTGCGGCTGGTGCTACAGCTTTTGTTGCAGCATTAACTATTATTACTGTTGGTATATTACAGTTAATTCCCTCTATTGTAAATGAACTAACAGCCGCCATAGTAGCTATATGCGATGTTATAATTCAAAGTGCTCCGGCTATCGGGGAAGCAATAAAGGCGCTGATTTTAACCGCTATTGATGTTCTTGTAGAGTGTATACCCGCATTAGCAGATGGACTTTTCAAAATGATTTTGGGGGTGCTTGATGCATTAGCGGAATATACCCCTCAAATAGTGTCTAAAATATTCGAGATACTTATAAAGGTTACAGAGAGTGCTGCTAAGGCACTCGGCACAATTGACCCGATGACGTTTCTCGCTGGAGTCGCTGCAATAACCGCTTTAATGTTGGCGCTTAACGCTATGACCGCATTAGCAGCGGGTGCAATGGTTGGTGTGTTGGCTTTGGGAGCGGTTATATCCGAGTTAGCTATAGTGTTGGCTGCCATTGGTGCGTTAGCGCAAATTCCCGGATTAGAATGGCTTGTTTCTGAGGGTGGGGATTTTCTACAAAAAATAGGAACTGCAATCGGACAATTCATAGGTGGTATTGTAGGTGGAATTGCCGAAGGCGTGACCAGTACATTTCCTCAAATAGCTACGAATCTCTCAGCTTTTATGACAAATCTTAGTCCATTTATAGAGAGTGCTAAAAATTTAGACGGGTCAATACTTACAAATGTTCAGACTTTGGCAGAAACAATATTATTATTAACTGGAGCTGGAATTATAGATGGTATAACCTCATGGTTGACCGGTGGTTCATCATTATCATCTTTCGGCGAACAACTTATTCCATTCGGTGAAGCTATTAAAGAGTACGGTGATGCTGTAGCTGGCATCAATACCAGTGGAATTCAACAATCTGTAGACGCAGGGAAAGCTCTTGCTGAGTTAGCCAACGCATTACCCAACAGCGGTGGTGTAGCAGGTTTCTTTGCTGGTGAAAATGATATAGATGAGTTTGCGGAAAAGTTGGTACCGTTTGGCGAAGCTATAAAAGAATATGGAGATACTGTTGCCGGTATTAACACGAGTGGAATCCAACAGTCTGTAGACGCAGGGAAAGCGTTATCGGATCTTGCAAACGCATTACCCAACAGCGGTGGTGTAGCAGGTTTCTTTGCTGGTGAAAACGATATAGATGAGTTTGGTGAACAACTTGTTACATTTGGTAAGTCTATTACCGCTTATGGTGATGCAGTTGCAAACATTAACGTTAGTGGAATTCAAACATCGGTAACGGCGGGAAAAGCTCTTGCTGAATTAGCTGATGCATTACCTAATTCTGGCGGCGTAGCAGGCTTCTTTGCGGGAAATAACGATATGGACACATTTGGTGAAAATCTCGTAAAATTTGGGAAAAGTTTAGCTGATTTCTCAAGCACTGTTTCTGGAATTAACATATCTGGAGTTACTTCGCAACTGAAGGGTCTCACTACAGCACTAACCAATTTGGGCAATACTGGTATAGATGGTTTTGTAAAGACATTTACAAATAGCGGTTCGAAAGTAAAATCAGCAATAACTTCCATGGTAAATAACGCAATATCAGCAATTAACGGAAGCTCAGGTAAATTTAAATCATCTGGTACTAAATGTATGGAAAGCCTTATAAGTGCGTTGAAAAGCAAGTCAACCACGGTTACATCAACTTGCAAAACTGCTTTACAATTAGCTGCATCAAGTATAAGAGGATATTACAATTCATTTTATAATGCTGGTTCTTATGTGGCTTCCGGTTTAACAGCCGGTATTAGAGCCGGTACTTCAAATGCAGTTGCTGCTGCACGGTCAATGGCAAGCCAAGTGACAGCTGCCGCAAAAACAAATCTTAACATCAATTCGCCTTCAAAAGTATTTATGAGTATAGGTAAATCCGTAGGTGAGGGATTTGAAAAAGGTATATCTGATAAATCTCAGACATCAAGGGTTATTAGCTCAACTGTCGGTTTGGCGGGAAAAGTTATTTCATCGGCTTGCGATACTCTTGGAATTAATTCTCCCTCTCGTGCCTTTATGGCTATTGGAAGATACATCGGCGAAGGTCTTGCTCAAGGTATTCGAGATTCCGCTTGGCAGGCTGTATATTGGACTGAAGACACAGCTCAAAAAGTTATAGCGGTAGCAAGTAAAACGTTTGAAGATGTTGAAAAATGGGTTGAAGATGCTAAGGCATTTGATGAATTGAGTCTTGCTGAAGAACTTGAAATCTGGGAAGCTGTTATTGAAAAATACGGCGAAGGTACCGAAGAAAGAACAAAAGCTGAAAAGAAAGCTTATTCGGTATATAAGGAACTTCAGAAAGAGAATTACGAAAATTCCAAGAACTGGATTGATGCCGAAAAAGAATACAATCGCCTTAGTCTGCAAGAAGAACTTGAAGCTTGGCAACGTGTTCAAGCACGCTATGTAGAGGGTACGGATGAACGCAAAGAAGCCGATAAGCAGGTCTACAAACTCAAACATGAGTTAATTGATGATTCTATTGAGGCTTTGGAACAGGAAATAGCAAATCAAGATGTATTAATAGCCAGTCTCGAAGAAGGGACGGTTGCTTATGCCAATGCTGTTAAAGAGCGCTCACATCTTAATGATAAATTATTATCAGCAAAATACGATAATTCTATGAACTGGATTGATCGTCAGGATACATACAATTTATGGGATGGACTTGCTGATAAATTGGCAGCTTATACAAGAGTTTTAAAACGGCATAAAAAGGGCACAGAGGAATACGAAAAAGCAGCCAAGGAAATTTACAATATCGAGAAAGAGATTTATGAAGCTCGTGAATCTTACAATGAAGATGTTGAGAAAATTCAAAATGAAGCTGCGGAAAAGCGTATAGAGCTTGAAGAAGAAAAGGCTGATAAGATTAAAGAAATCAATGAGAAATTACAGTCAGATATTCGGGCTGCTGATGAAAAATACACCAGCAAATTAGAATCACGCACAAAGTCCCTATACGATGCATATGGTTTGTTTGATGAGGTTAAAGAAAAAGAAACTGTAAACAGTGCTACTTTAATTAAAAACCTCCAAGATCAAGTTAATGAATTCAAAGATTGGCAAAAGACTTTAGATTCATTATCGGCAAGGGGCTTGAATGAGTCATTAGTTGAGGAACTTTCTGAAATGGGTCCCTCGGCTATTGCGGAAATAAAAGCATTAAGTTTGATGTCGGATTCACAGTTACAACAATATGCTACACTTTGGAGCACGAAGCATAAGCAGGCAAAGAACAAGGCTGTTGAGGAATTGGAAGATTTGCGTATAGAGACAAATACCGAAATTCGCAATCTTAAAATTCAGGCAAATAAAGATCTTGATGAGTATTGTAATCTTTGGAATGAGAAAATGAAAACCTTAAATGAAGATACAAGTGAACAACTTGATAAACTGAGGAAAGAGTTTAACAAAAAAGTAGGACTCATTAAGAGTAATACCGAAGCGGAAATCAAAAAAATGTCAGAAACCGCTCAATCTATAATGCGGGAAGCAGGCTGGGATGAAACAGGTCAGGCGATAGTTGCAGGTATGAGCAATGGTGTCGGCACGGGTAAAACGTTCATTGATAAAATGAAAGAAGTTGCCATCAATGCCGTTAATGCGGTCAAAGATGTTCTCGAAATCCATTCACCGTCAAGGGTATTTGCCGAGCTTGGTATGTTTATGGATGAGGGGATAGTTGTAGGTTTAACAAAGTATAGTGATAGAGTTTCGCAAGCCAGCGAAAATGTAGGCAGAGAATCTATATCAGCAATATCTTCCTCCATTTCGAGAATTTCAGATGTTATCAACAGTGATATCGCCGTTGAACCGACCATTACACCAGTAATTGATCTAACCAATGTCAGAAATGGTATAGGAATGATTAACGGTGTTTTTGGTGCGAATCGTAGCATGAATTTGGGTATGGCTATCGCTGCCAATAATCAAAATGGAAACAGCTATCAATCCGAACTGTTCGGAAAGATGCAGGATATGGCAGAGAAAGCAAACAGTAAATTAACCTCTGCGATTGATTCATTGAGATCTGATTTCAATGATATGACATCTAAGCTTGAACGTATGCAGGTTGTACTTGACAGCGGTGCTTTGGTTGGCGAGATTGCACCGGATATGGATAGTGCATTAGGTGGACTGGTAAAAATGAACAGGAGGGGTGTAAGATGATTCAATCAATAACATTTGGCGATAAAAACACATGGGATGATTGGAAAATCCTCCCCACTGAAAGACCCGTGTTTGCACCGCCAAAACCAAAAACCACATATATTGATATACCGGGTGGAAACGGGGCTCTGGACTTATCAGAGTCCCTGACCGGTTATCCTATATATGAAAATCGCACAGGGTCTTTCAAATTCAGAGTAATGAATGATTACGTGGAATGGCACGAACGCTATACGGAGATTATGGAACATTTGCACGGACGCAGTATGAACGCTATACTTGCCGATGACCCTGATTACCTTTATAAAGGTCGTTTTACTGTTGATAGCTGGGAGTCTGGCGATACGTGGTCACAAATTACAATCGGATATACGGTTGACCCGTACAAATGGTCTGTTTTATCATCAGTCGACCCGTGGCTATGGGACCCGTTTAATTTTGAGAAAGACATCATATGGGAACAATCATTTTCTAATATTGTTATTAATAGTCCATCTTCTTGGACAAGTGATACTTTTGATGGTGTTTTATTCGGAAAGTCACCTATAAGTCCCGTTTTCAATGTTTCAAACTCAAATGGTCTTATGGTTCGATTTGTAAATGCTTATCTTGGAATAGATGAAACGGTCTATTTGGTGGATGGCAAGAATACAATTCCGGATTTTGTATTTTATGGTCAGAATTCATATACTCTTATGTTTAAAGGCGTTGGAACAGTATCTATAGAGTTTAGAGTTGGGAGGTTGTAATAATGTATAGTGTATATGGCGATGGAATTTGTATTTATAACGATTTGTACTTAGCCGGTGCTGTAAACGCACTTACACCAAAACTCGACCTCGCTGATAATACAGCTGGCACATTGGAAATTACACTTCCGGTTGGCAATGCCGGCTATGATAAACTTGAGCGATTAAGCTCTGAAATGGTCGTTAAACGCAATAACGAGGAAATCTGGGCTGGGCGAATTATAAGCGAAAAAAAGAACTTTCAAAATAGCAGAATTCTGACTTGTGAGGGAGAACTCGCATATCTCAATGATACCACGCAGCCTCCGACTGAATACAACGAAATCAATGTGTACAGCTTTGTAGAAGCGCTATTGACTGAGCATAACTCTAAGGTTGCTGATGATAAACAACTCGAAATGGGTTCTATTACAGTTAACGAAACGATAAGCAGGATCACAAATAACGAAACAACCATGGAATCCATAAGTGAACATTTGGTGGATAAGCTTGGCGGACATATTCGTATAAGAAGGGTTTATGATGAAAACGGAGTTTTACATAGATATTTCGATTATCTTAAAGACTACCCAAACACAAACGGTCAGACAATACGATTTGGACAGAATTTGCTGGACTTTACGCGTAATTGGGATATGAGTGAATATGCAACTGTTATTATGCCAAGAGGCGCAAAACTCGACACCTCACCGATTGAATCTGTTGACGCACATCTCGATGTTTCAAGCGTTAATGGTGGCAGCAGGTATGTTACAAATGAGGATGCCATAAAGATGTACGGTTGGATTGAACTGGTGGTTGATTGGGAAGATATAACCGACCCAAGTGAATTGTTGCAAAAAGCTCAAGATTATTTGGCTGATGAGCAATTTGACGATGTGGTAATAGAGGTATCAGCCGTTGACTTGCGTTACCTTTCAAAAGATGTACAATCTATAAGTTTATTGGATAATGTCAGGTGTATATCCCGACCGCATGGAATGGATAAGATTTTTCCGGTAACTCAACTTTCTATTCAGTTGGATAGTCCCGAAAATTCAACATATACGCTTGGTGATACTACAAAAGAAAGCACTTTGACCGCGTCTACAAGGGCTGCTAATACTGCCATACTTGAACGAATTGCAAAAATTCCGAACGAAAAAACCATTCTCGACAAGGCTCAAGATAACGCAACTTCAATTATGAATATGGCTACACAGGGTTATGTAACTATCGTTAAGAATCAAAATGGGTCGCAATATTTGGCAATCTCATCTGAAAGTGCAAACACTGCATATAATCCAACAAACGACACATGGAAAGCAGGGACTAAGCTTTGGAAATGGGGTATTAATGGTCTCGGTTATTCTAAAGATGGCGGAAAAAACTATGGGTTGGCTATAACAATGGACGGTGCGATAGTTGCCGATTATGTTACGACCGGAACGATGTCTGCTAACAGAATACGAACGGGTATTTTAGAGGATGAAAAAGGAAATACGAAATGGAATCTTACAACAGGCGTTTTAACAATGAAAAAAGGATCAATTTCTTTAGGAATTTCTTCGTCGTATCCTAACGGACGTTTTTCGGTAGATGATTATGGATATTTGAAAGCTGAGTATGGGAATATAGGAGGTTTCACCATTGATGCGTGGTCGATTTATAATGACGTTATTACACTAAATTCAAGTGGAATGTCATTTTATGAAAGCGGTGACTATCTTGGAAGATATGGAACTCAACAATGGGGTTTAAAACCATCTGTAAAAGGGTTATCTATCTCTATGGAAAATAGAACCGGATACATCACTTGGAGTTATATGGATAATGCGAGTGACGAATCATATACCATTAAACTTATGTATGCATCCACAAAATTATCTAAAAACGATGGCGGCTATTTCAAAGCTGATAGAGTACATTTTGGTTGCGATATAGATGCGAATGGCTGGTTAGCGTATAATTGGTGGATTGATCCCGATACCGGTGGGTGTAATGGAGGAGCAAACTATAATGGTGATGTATATTTGCCGGTATCATTTGGAAGCGGCGGAGTTGTTAGTAGATATATAACGGTTAAACTTACAAATGGATTTATAACCTGACGAAAGGATGATTATTGAAATGGAAAGTTTTTTGTTTAAAAAAGGACCGGGAAAAGCTTCTGAACCTCTCAAATCTCAAACTTTGTTCGGAGGTGAAAATGATGAAGTACAAGAACATACAGATGGAAATGATGCTGGAAGCACTAAAACCGATACTTCCGCATCGTGATAAAATCGGGTATATCGCGGCAAGAAATACTCGTATACTTAATGACACACTCACAGAATATTTTACTTTTAAGAGAGAATTGATAAGCAAGTATGGTAATCCAGACAAGGATGAAAACGGAAATGATACAGGAACAATATCCATATCACCGTCAGCATCAAATTTTAATGAATTTGTAAAAGAGTTTGATACTATAAAAAATATCGAGCATGATGTTGAACTTATGACGATTCCATACGAAGAAGTTATTGGTCTTTTAAATGGTGAAGAAATACTTGAGCTTGATTGGATGTTGACTGAGTGAGGAGGTGAACAAGAATGGCGAATATATCGTCACTTTTAAACACTATAAAAAATGCTATTTATGGAAGAGATATGAGAAGTGCTCTTCACGATAGTATTAAAGCAGTTAATGATGACACAGAAACACGTTTAAGTCGAAACGGTGGAACGATGACCGGCGGAATCATGATGAACGGTAATAAAATCACATCGTCCGCCACACCATCTACTGATAACGATTATACAAATAAAAAATATGTTGATGCTAAAGATACCGCAGTTTTGTCTTATAGTAATAGCGACTATCCCGACTGCACGACCACAAAATTAGCCATAGACAAGCTTTTTGAAAAAGTTGATTACATTGAACCCGTAATAACTTCTTTAACTATGTCTCCAAGTACAACCGTATATGAAATCGGTCACACAATAGCGGTAAATGCTTTGACGTTTTCATGGGCATTGAATAAAAGCGTTACAAGCATAGTATTTGATGGGACAAGTTTGAGCCCCTCGTTACGCACAACGAAAAATGCAGCAATTGTTTCATCTAATAAAACATTTACACTGACCGTTTCCGATGGACAGAAAACGACATCGAAAAGCCTGTCAATAAGTTTCCAACCCAAAATATATTATGGCTCGTCAAACAAAACAAGTGAATTTGACAGTGCGTTTGTACTCGGTTTGGCAAATAGTCGTTTATGTTCCTCTCGTGTTGGCAGTTTCACAATGACGGCAGGAAGCGATGAATACGCATACATATGCATACCCGCAAGATATGGTACACCATCTGTAAAAATAGGTGGGTTTGATACCGAGCTTATTTCAGCGGGGACAATTAGCAATAAAAACGCAAGCGGTTATACAGAAAACTATAACATATACAGAACCGGGCAGAAAAATCTTGGAACGATAACGATGGTTATAACATAAAGAAAGGAGGCGGAGCATATGGCGGTCAGAGTTGCTGATAAAATTAAACAGTTTAATGACTCAGATTTTTTCTTAATGGACGCGGAAGACGTTGAAATGTCTGATGGTAAAAGTGTTGAGGAAAAATTCGCAGAAAAAGGCAAACCGAATGGTTATGCGGGGCTTGATAAGGATGGAAAAATACCAACCGAACAGCTTCCGCCTATAGCTATAACTGAAACATACGTTGTAAACACTCAGGCAGCGATGCTTGCTCTGTCTGCTCAAGTTGGCGATGTTGCTATACGAACAGATTTGAGCAAATCATTTATTCTTCAAAATGAACCTGCAAGTACATTGGCAAATTGGCAGGAATTATTAACTCCCACCGATGCCGTTCAAAGTGTTGCCGGTAAAACAGGTGTAGTTACGTTAACAAAAAATGATGTTGGATTGGGCAATGTTGATAATACTGCCGATAGCACAAAAAAAGTATTATCCGCATCAAAACTTACAACACCGCGAACCATTAACGGTGTCAGCTTTGACGGTTCTACTAATATTACGATAAAGGACGACACAAAAGAGCCTAAGATTACAGCGGGTACATCATCGCAAATGTGGATAGGAACTAAAAAATGGGTTTCAATTCTTACAACAGTTCAATCTGTATTGCTGACGGGATTGTCCACAGCTACCAATTCGGCTATAACTGCATCCGACACGATTATAAAAGCGTTTGGAAAATTGCAGGCACAGATTAACGCTCGTTTGCCGTTGAAAGGCGGTACTATGACGGGCGATATAGTAATGGACAAAAATAAAATAACTTCTTCTGCCGTTCCGTCTGAAGCTTGTGATTACACAAATAAGCAGTATGTTGACGATGCTATTGCTAATTCAACTATGTTGGGATGTGAAATAACTGATTCGGACGGAGGTACATTACTTGATAGTAACGGACAACCGATATTGGGTCGCATAAACGTAATCAATGCAATTACGGATATAAACGAAACAATAGAAAAGCTGAAACAGCATGCTATACTTGATAGCACATTTTAAAAAAATAATAAGGAGGAACTGATATGAAGTTCAAAGAGTATCCCAATGCCACCACGCTTGCCGATAGTGATGCACTTATCGTAGATGCTGACGGCGGCACTAAATATATTTTGACTAAAGACGCGGCTGTAGCACTTGTCGGTAGTATCTCACCGGAAGCACATTCAAGAATTTTCAGAGGAAAAAATCTTGGAACAAGTGTTACTGCAGCACAAAAAGCAGCCATTCAGGACGGTACATTTAAAGACTTGTTTCTTGGTGACTATTGGGTGATAAATGATGTCACTTGGAGAATTGTGGACATGGATTACTGGTATAATACCGGTTCTACAGCTCTTACGACTCATCACTTGGTTATAATGCCAGATACAAATTTATATACCTATGTCATGAATGATGATATGACAACAGCCGGCGGCTATGTCGGTTCAAAAATGTACACTACGGGATTAGCACAGGCGAAAACTACAATTGCGGCGGCATTTCCGAATATGGTTTTAACACATAAAGAATATCTGAGTAATGCCGTTACAAACGGTGTAGTAACAGGAATGGCGTTTAAGGATTCGACGGTGGAGTTGCCGAGTGAAATAATGATTTATGGCACAAATATCTTCTCTGCTATAAATGACGGGACTGCTACTTTTAACGGATATACATTCTGTAAAACACAGCTTGCGTTATTTGATGTGGCACCCAAATTTATTACGAATAGAGATTATTATTGGCTTAGAGATGTAGTGTCTGGTGACTATTTCGCTGGTGTGAACTCCTATGGCAATGCGACCTTCAACGACGCGCTCAGCGACGGTGGTGTTCGTCCGGTATTCTCTATTGGTTAAACTTTAATCTCCGCCCCTTGTGGGCGGTAAGTAATGATATTTGAAAGGAGATTTTCGTTATGGAAGAAAAGATTTATAAAATAACACTTGCCGACGGCACTGTTATCCAGAATCTTAGGTTGAATGGTAATAACTATATATCAACGGAGATAATTACCGAAGATATGTTCATTGACAATTGTTCCACTGTAACGATAAACGATGGTGAAAAAGATGTCGTTCATACTAATATGGAACTTGTTCAGGTTGCAAAATACGATGATGAATATTGGTTTATATTGCGTAAATTATCGGATAAAGAACTCAGAGACATAAAAACCCGTTCCGATATCGACTATATCGCAATGATGACTGATATTGAACTTTAGAAAGGAGGACAACCATGAAACATAGCAATAAGTTCGACGTAGTCAAGAAATACTACAATTTGAAAATGTGGAATGAAGATCGCGTCAGAAACGCCGTAGTGAAGAATTGGATTACCGCCGATGAATTTAAAGAAATTGTAGGTGTGGATTATTAATGAGTGTTTTGGTTAAAGACCGTAAAGAGTCAAAATTCGAGGCTATAACATTTTCCATAGAAATACACGATATGCTCATTGAATTAATGCAACGAGGTTTCGGTGTAAAAGATGTGGACCATTTTGTTCGATTGAGATACGCCTATGGAAAAGATGACAAAGAAGATTTCTCTAAATATCGGAATTTGATGCATAACTTCAAAATGCATATCAATGATATAGCCTCATCTTTAACCAATAATGTCAGAGCGGCAAACTCATTATATCCTACTTCACTCCACGAATATGAAAAACGTAGAGATTATCAGAATATTGCCATAGCCAACTGCGAGCAACTTATAAAAGAATTGCAGCGGGTGGTAGAAATATTTGAAGTGGATATTAATATTTATGGTCGTTATATTCGCGCTATTAACCGAGAAATCGGATTGATAAAGAAATGGCGTCAACGAGATAATAAAATCAAATCATATTTACAGGGTAACATCTAATAAAGTAGTGTCTGGTGACTATTTCGCTAATGTGAACAACAATGGCAATGCGAACTACAACAACGCGAACAACGACAATGGTGTTCGTCCGGATTCCTTATTTTAACCAATGAGGAAGGAGATGCTATCCTTTCCATAAGGATAAATGACAAAGCCGGATGCAATTTACTACGGTAAGTATTGCTATAAAACGGTGAATAATAATGACATATGAGGAGATTATATGCGACGCTAATAATTTATATAAAGCTTACAAAGCTTCTGTAAAATGTAGCAAATGGAAAGAAAGCACTCAAAGATTTATGATGAATTTTCTTAATTATATATTCGATATACAAGAAGATTTATCGAACAGAACACTTACAAATGGTCCCGTCAAAGAATTTTCAATATCGGAAAGAGGCAGACTTAGATCCATAACAAGTATAACCCCAAGCGATAGGATTGTTCGACATGTTTTATGTGACGAAGTATTAATTCCCGCAGTTGAAAAGAAATTGATATACGATAATAGTGCATCAATAAAAGGACGCGGAATATCCCATCAACGAGAACGGTTTGAAGTCCATCTTCAAAAGTATTACAGAAAATATGGAAATGAGGGCTATATTCTTTTTGGTGATTTTACTAAATTTTACGACAATATTATTCACGAGTTAGCAAAGAAAGAATTGTTGAGGCTATTTGATAATGATGAATTTATCGACTGGCTTTTAACGCTTATATTTGATAGTTTTAAAGTAGATGTTTCATATATGTCAGATGATGAATATTCGTCTTGTCTGTATGATACATTTAACAAATTAGATTATCGAAAAATACCCAAAAATCTTTTAACGGGTGAAAAATGGATGGCTAAGTCAGTGAATATCGGCGACCAGCTATCACAAGTAATCGGGATATATTATCCGTATAGAATTGACAATTACGTAAAGTATGTGCGAAGTCAAAAATTCTACGGACGATATATGGATGATTGGTATATAATGAGTCCAAGTAAAGAGGAATTAGAGGATTTGTTGAAAAATATTCGCAAAATAGCATTTGATTATGGCATTCACGTTAATGAAAAGAAAACTCGTATAGTTAAAATTTCAAGTACGTATAAATTTCTGCAAGTTAAATACACTCTTACGGATAGCGGTAAGATTATACGGCGTATAAATCCCGAAAGGGTTACTGCTATGCGTAGAAAATTGAAGAAAATGTCAGTAAAAGTTAAAACCGGAGAAATACCGGAAGAATATTTAGAAAACATGTTTCGTAGTTGGATGGGTGCGTTTTATAAAATTATGTCTAAACAACAACGAAAAAATCTTATTCTTCTTTACGAAGACCTACTTAACAAAAACATCACAATAATAAATAAAAAGTTAATTATCTCTGATAAGTAACCACAAAACTGACAGGAGGATAACATATGGAATCTTGGGTACAAATAATACTCACGGTTTTTAGCTCGGTTTTAGCGTCTTCCGGGCTGTGGGCTTACATAGTAAAAAGAGCAGAGAAAAAAGATATAAAAACGCAAATGCTTATTGGACTGGGACACGACCGCATTATGTATTTGGGGATGTGTTATATCGAGAGAGGATGGATTACTCAAGACGAATATGAAAACCTCTATGAATATCTCTATAAACCATATGAATTGATGGGCGGTAATGGTTCAGCAAAACGAATTATGAAAGAAGTTGAAAAACTACCAATTCATAAAAGTAATTATGAACAGAATGGAGGCAATGAATGATGAGTAATAAAACTTATGATGTGCTTAAATGGATTGCAATGTATTTGCTGCCGGCAGTAGGCACCCTATATTTTGCTCTCGCGGGCATTTGGAACTTGCCATATGGTGAGCAAATAGTTGGTACAATTACGGCTGTCGACACATTCCTCGGAGTGATTTTAGGCATTAGCTCGGCTCAATACAATAAGGGAAATAAGCAGTAAACCGTAGCAGGTGCAAGTGTAGAAATTCAGTTTATTTCTTGATTATTCCTACACTTTGCACTTAAAACGGCGCGATTACGGGCTTCGCAGTTTCTATTATACATACTTCCATTATTTGTTTTTATGATGGCGTTTATGCTGGTGCCGTTTGTTACAGGTATTGTGAAATCATTGTATAAATATGATGCAATATCAATAAATGAGTTTATAGGTTTACGAAACTATATTGATTTGTTTACAAAAGACGGTAAGTTTATCATAGCATTGAAGAATATGGTATTTTTACTTTTTGCTATGGTATTTTGTTTTAGCTTTTCGGTAATAGCGGCAAAATTGACTTTGATGGTGAAAAGCAAAAAGAAACAATATTTATTCCGTGTGCTGTTATTCTTGCCTATGGCTATACCAAGCGTGGTAACTATGATGATGTGGAAGTTTTTATACTATCCTGAAATCGGAGCTTTTGCTCATATATTCAAATGGTTTGGCGCAACATTTCCCAATGTTTTGGGAACAGAAAAATTTGTACTGTGGGCAATTGTGCTTATAGGATTTCCATGGATTTCAGGATTTAATTATATCATAGTAACTTCTGCACTTCAGGGAGTAGATGCGGGGCTTATCGAAGGAGCGAAGATTGACGGGGCTGGTTTTCTCAAGATATTTTTTCGAATTGAATTACCGCTTATCGCACCGCAATTAAAGACACTTGTAACTTTGGCTCTTATCGGTCAGATACAGGAATATGAAAGATTTTTAATCTTAACAAACGGAGGTCCGAATAACGCATCGCTTGTACCGGGGCTACATATGTACAAGATGGCATTTTCATCGGGAAACAGCCAATATGGATATGCTTGTGCAATATCAGTTGTTTTATTTATAATTACACTTGTGCTTAGTATTATTGTTATGAGAAGAAAGAAGGAAAGTTAA